TCTAACATGGGAATGACAGAACAAAAGGGCCCAATGCCCGGTTTAGATATTTCTCAATTTGACTTTGTAAAAAAAGCAGGACAGGTATACAAAAAATCTGTTGAAAAAGATAAACAAAAATACGGTGTAGTATAAAATGGCATTTAACACTAAAAAAATTAATCCTTTAGATTTACAACCAAGAAAAGCAATTGGTGTATCTCTTCCTCTTTCTGGAAAGGCTGTCTTTAATTCAACCTACCAGACTAAAGATGCTATCAGGACTAATTTAATTAACTACTTTCTTACAGGTACAGGCGAAAGATATTTAAACCCATCTTTTGGAAGCCCTTTAAGAGAGTTGATGTTTGATAATATTACAGACGAGTTTAACACAGAAATAGAATCAGTAGTTAGAAGAGGAATATCTGAATACTTTCCAACTGTTCTACCTACAGCTATTCAAGTCACTCCTACACCGGATACAAACACAGTTACGTTATTTTTAAGATACGCCATCCGAGATACTAATATAGAGGATGAAGTAGTAATAAATTTTGAACAATAATGGCAGAAATTAGAGACATAAAATACGTAGCTAGAGAATTTTCTGATTATAGACAGGAATTAATTGAGTTTGCTAAAAACTATTTTCCTGATACATATAACGATTTTTCTCCTACATCACCTGGAATGATGTTTATCGAAATGGCAGCATACGTAGGAGATGTTTTATCCTTTTACCAAGATACTCAACTTCAAGAGACTTTCCTACAGTACGCTAAAGATCCAGGTAATCTATATTCTATGGCCTATATGATGGGGTATAGACCAAAAGTAACTAATGCTGCAGAAGTGACATTAGAACTAAGTCAAAATATAGGTGCAACATCTACAGGAACTCCAAATTGGGATGATGCATTAATAATAGACGAAAACGCAACTATTACTTCTGATTCTTCAGGACAGGTTGAATTTTTTATAGAAAACAAAATAGATTTTACTGTCTCTAGTTCTTTTGATCCAACAGATATAGTAATTAGTTCTATTACAGGTACTACTCCTAATGAGTTTCTAATTACAAAAAGAACAAAAGCATTTTCTGGAGAAGTTAAAACGATAACCCAGACATACACCACATCGGAAAAATTTACTACTATAACAGTAGATGATGCTAATATTATAGGTGTATTAGAAATTACAGATAGTGGTGATGAAAAATGGTACGAAGTACCTTTTCTAGGACAAGATAGTGTATTTGTAGATCAAGCCAATACTGGTGATGATGCAAATAGGGTACCAAATACCATTGAACTTCAAAAAGTACCAAAGAGATTTGTAACTAGATTTAATTCAACAGGTCAACTTATAATTCAATTCGGGGCAGGTACAATAGCTAACGTAGACGATACTACCTTTACCCCTGATCCCTCTAATGTTGGATTTAATTACGATTTTGACACAAATACAAATACCTTACCAGGACTACAGGCAATAGACCAAGCATACGATCCATCAAACTTTTTATATACTCAAACTTACGGAGTAGCACCATCAAATACTACTTTGAGGATAAAATACCTAGTTGGAGGAGGAGTAGAAGCTAATGTACCTGCAAATACATTGACAGTATTTAACGGAACTGCTAACTCTGTAGATGATCAAGACACATATCTAAGCACCCTTACTGTAAATAATCCAAAAGCAGCTGTAGGAGGTAAAGATGGAGACACTATAGAAGAAGTGAGACAAAATGCTTTAAGGTCTTTTGCCGAGCAAAAAAGAACCATAACCTTACAGGATTATACAGTAAGAGCAGCATCTTTAGATCCTAAGTTTGGAACTGTAGGGAAAGTATTTGTAACTCAAGATGAACTAACTAGCACAGTCTCTCCTACAGATTCTTTAATAGGATATAATCCTCTATCTCTATCTTTATATGTATTAGCATACGATAATAATAAGAAATTAGTAACTGCTACAGATACATTAAAAGAAAATTTAAAAACATATATGTCCTACTACATGCCAGTTACAGATGCATTAAATATAAAAGATGCTTTTGTTATAAATGTAGGTATAAATTACGATGTATTAGTAAAACCTAATTATAATAGCAGAGACGTACTCCTAGCATGTAACTTAGTAGTACAAGACTTTTTTGAAATATCTAAATGGAATATAAATCAACCTATTAATATTTCAACAATTTACAGTTTACTGGATAATGTAACCGGAGTACAGACTGTAAGTAAAATTGAAGTTGTAAATAAACAAGGAGGTAATTATTCTGAATATGCTTACGATATCAAAGGAGCAACAAGAAATAATATAGTTTACCCTTCTTATGATGTAATGATATTTGAATTGAAATATCCTAATATAGATATTAAAGGAAGAACAACAACAATATAGTATGGCAATTTATAGAATATTTCCCGACAAAGATGCTTTTATCTACTCAGAAGTACCAACCGCAAATGCTGGTAGAGATGAAATAGTAGAAATAGGCGGATACCCAGGTACTATAGATGGTACAGGTCAAGCAAGCCGTATTGTTACTAAATTTAGTGATTCTGAAATAGACGATGTAATAAATAATAAAATTACATTAGATGCAACAGGCTCTATGAGTGCTAGTCTTAAACTATATTTAGCAGAAGCTAACGAGCTTCCTGTAGAATATACCCTTTATGCTTATCCAGTCTATATTGCAGGATCTGGAGATTGGGATAACGGTACCGGTAAATTTGGGGATACACCTGTAAATAGGACAGGAGTAAGCTGGACTTATAAAAATGCAGGACAACTTAATCCATGGTCTACATCAAACTTTGCTACATTTACTACCGGTTCGTTTATAACAGGTAAAGAGGGAGGAGGAAACTGGTATACAGCTTCTAATGGAGAGTCAATGGAGTTTTCACAATCTCATAATATGTCTTCAACTCATGATGTAGATATAAATGTAACAGAAGCAGTAAAACAGATCTATGACGATATACTTCCTAACAAAGGATTTATTGTAAAGTTAGAGAATGATTATGAATTCTATACAACAGCTTCTATAAGGCTTAAGTACTTTGGTAAAGATACAAATACAATCTATCCACCTTTCCTAGAATTTGGATGGGATGATAGAACTTACGATCAAGGAGACTTATCGCTACTAACAACCGATATTTCAACTATTGATATAAAAAACAATAGAGGAGAATATGCAGACGAAGGAAAGCAGAGATTTAGAATTACTGCTAAACCTAAGTACCCTACACGTACTTTCACTACATCATCAGTTTATTTAACAAATTACGTACTACCATCAGCATCATATTGGGGACTAAGAGATGAAAATACAGAAGAGATGGTTGTAGACTTCAACACAGATTTCACAAAAATAAGCTGTGATTCTAATGGTTCATTCTTTGATGTTTATATGGATGGGTTGCAGCCTGAAAGATATTATCGTATATTAGTTAAAACCACTTTAGATAGTAGTACCGTAGTTGTAGATAATAGAAACATATTTAAGGTAGTAAGAAATGGCTAAGGAACGTATAAGGATACAAAAAGAGTCATATAGCTCAAATCAATATAAGAATTTTGTAGATAGAGAATTTACAACATTTGCTGACCCTACTCCGGTAGTAGATACAGATACTGTTGAAGAGTTATTTAGACTTTACGATAAACTATACTATGTTATTCCTATAGAAGGAGAAGATAATTCTCACCAATACTTACTTCAAAGAAGCTCAGAATTGACAGATTTTGAAAAAAATACACAAGATATACAGCCTCTATTAGATGAAATAGCTATTTTAAGAGAACAGCTACTTAGTGCTAACGAAGAGATATTCGAACTAACTAATACTATTAGAACAGAATAATGGCAGAAATAACCTACAATATCTACGAAATAGAGCCAAACGGGTTATCAGGTTTTAAAGCACTTCCTCCTGAAGATATAGACTTAATAACTTCTACCGAGGTATCTAAGACTTTTAAGCCAAACGATAATTTTATTGAATTATCTTTTTTTACTTTAGATAATACAAGACTTGAAACTATTTCTACATACGATAGATATTCTATACTATCAGGTGATAAAAAAGACGGATTAGATGGTAATTCGGAAATAGGTATTGACGTACAAGGTGATTATCTTGCATACGGTTACGGATCTACAGAGGGTAAAGTCTTATACAACTTCTTAGATTACCCATATTCTAACACAGCTTTACCTCAAGACTTCTATATAGAGAGCATCTCTACCGATAGAACAGAACTAAGATTGGTATCTGTTAATTTAGATAGCTCTACTGTATTAGACACAACAAACGAAATTAAAACCCAATTTGACGGGGCAGCTTATATTCCTGATTTTCATTTATATTTTGGTAATAGTATATTTTTTACTATTGTAAATATAGATGCTAAAGCATTTAGAGAAACAACAGCAGTTCTTGTAAAACTACTAGAACCTCTACCTAGAACTATAGGAGTAAAAGCTACATTAAATATAGTAGAAAAAGTAAGTGACTCTATAGCTTACGAAATTAATACAGTAATTACACCGGATAAGGAAGTAATTCCTACCCTAAGAGGAGCTAACTTTGCAATAGATTTAGATGCACAAGCAACTGAACCTTCTCAATATTTCAACTATAACGAGTTATTTAGCTTTGCTTCTTATAATTCTTATAGAGAGATAAATTCTCTCTTTAACGAAAAGGGAGCAGAATTAGGAATAGATTATTCTGATTTTGCTAACTTTATAAATTTTTCTTCAGCAGAAGAGAGGTTACGTAATTTTAGATATAAATTACAGCTATTAGAATCATATCAAGCACAGTTAGAC